GGGATGGAGCAAAAACTTTTACGTACGCACTGCTTTACGGGGCGGGAAACGCAAAGCTGGGAACAATTATCGGAGGCGGAGCAGATGCTGGTGCTGCAATTAGGGAACGATATCTCCGTGGTATGCCATCATTTGCGGACCTACAGCGAAGAGTTGCCAGACAGGCGGCATCAGGCACAGTCCGTGGCATCGACGGGCGACACGTCCGAGTCCGCTCAGAACACGCAGCCCTGAACACGCTACTTCAATCATGTGCTGCGGTCATCGCCAAGCAGTGGCTGATCAACGTATCCGAGACGTTACCGCCGGGTGCTGACATCGTAGCCATGATTCACGACGAACTCTGCATCGAGGCTGACACCAGTCTCGATCCCGAGAAGATCGGACTGATCTCAAAGAATGCTGTACAGGCCGTGGCCGAGCAGCTATCTTTCAACTGCCCACTCGATTGTGATTGGAAGATGGGCCATAACTGGTCGGAGACACACTGATGAAACGTGTAAAGTTAACCAGCAAAGATAGCGAATACGCCAAGCAGGTAGCCCAAGACATCTATGATGAGTCGCGCCGTCAGGGATTAAATCCCGGCAACGCAACAGGTCGTGGATATGAAGCTAAGAACGAAATACTTGGTGTTATGGGGGAGATTGCCTACGCCAAGGCCACTGGCAGAAAGTTCGTCCCCAACATCAATCAGTTCAAGCGACCTGACGTCGGTGACACCCATGTCCGCAGCAGTTATTCATTAGGTCATATGATACTTCGTCCCGGTGATGTGCCGGGTTTGTACGGCTTTGTTCATGTCGCTAGGGACCACACATGGGCAACGGTTGTCGGACACTTCGACGGGGCCGAGGCCATGACAGACAAGTACTGGCGTACCAAGGAGCAGATTGCTGACGTACTCGGACCGGGTGACCCTGCTTGGATCGTTCACTTCAAAAAACTTAAACCACTGCAAGAGGCAGCATAATGAAGATAGAAGTAAACCTGAGTGACGAATGGGTCGATGAGGTTGTTGCCGCATCGCTTCGCTACTTCATCCGTCGCGACTACAACACCCACGATACTCCCGTAAAAGCCATGAAAGAAGTCCTGAAGTTCTACAGCGTCAAAGAGGACTACACAGATTTTATGGAAGACATCAAGGAATTGGATGACATCCATCGTCATCAAGAAAGGTTTGACTTCTAGTTTGAGAACTGCTAGAAGTTAGATTGTGCGATACAGAGGGGCTTCGCACACCCCCAGAAACCTAAAGGAAAACACTATGCCTACACTTACCGGAACTGCTCACTGGGCCAAGGTACACGAAGCCACCAACAGCCCGAGGTACCCCGACAACTACCAGTACTCCATTGATATTGGTCCGTTGTCTGTTGACGACATTGCCGAACTGACCGCCCAAGGTCTGGCCGACAAGATCATTCACGATAACGCAAAGAAGGATTACACCCCGTGTATTACCTTCAAGCACCCGCCGGTTGTCTGGGAAAATAATCCTGACGATCCCGACGGTGATCGGATCGAGGTTCCCTTTGAGCCTCGTGTCGTTGACGCCGAGATGAACGCCATTCCGAAGAGTACTCTCATCGGTAACGGCTCCACGGTGAACGTGGTGTACTTTGCCTCACACTCCAAGAAGTATGGCACGACCTCGGCCCGGTTCAATGCGGTTCAGGTCGTTGATCTTGTGCAGTATGCAGGGTCAGCACCAGATCCGATGGCTGAACTTGCAGCAATCGGGAACGGGGCATCGTTCTCCGCCTAGTAGTCCGGGTCCGGGGGTGCCCGTTATCCACCCCCACCTAATTCAGGAGGCAGCGTCATCAAACGTATCGAAGACATTCCACAAGACCTACAGATGATGTTCGATCTGGGGATTACCGATCCTAATCCCGAGAACGTCGAGACCATGCTGTCGGATATGCGCGAAGCTGTTCTTCGATCCATCTCCGAACCGGCCAAGAAACCTAAGACACTTCGCATGTCGAACATGGGACGGCCCGACCGTCAGTTATGGTACGACATCAACAGGCCATCACCCAATTCTGGAATGCCGTACAGTCTACGCATCAAGTTCCTGATGGGCCATATGATGGAGGCTCTGATCCTGTTCCTGATCAAGGAAGCAGGGCACTCAGTTGAGGACGAGCAGCGCGAGATCGAGATCGGTGGCGTCAAGGGACACATGGATGCCCGGATTGACGGGGTTGTCACCGATGTGAAGACAGCGTCCCGGTACGGTATGAAGAAGTTCGAGGATGCTCTGACCCTTGCCATGGATGATCCCTTCGGGTACATCGGGCAGATCAGCGGCTACGCACAGGCGTGTGGTGATGATCGTGCTGCCTTCCTTGCCATCAACAAAGAGTCCGGTGAGATTCAAATCTGCACCGTCTCTGGCAACCATATGATCAATGCAGAGGAGCGGGTCTCCCATGTCAAGTCTGTCCTGTCTTCTGATACGCCACCTGCTCGATGTCACGATCCGATCCCAGACGGGAAGTCGGGCAACCTCGGATTGGCGAAGGGTTGCACGTTCTGCGACCATAAATTTGAATGCTGGGCCGATGCAAATGGCGGCGCAGGACTCCGAGGATTCCGATACGCCAACGGAGTGAAGTACTTAACCCATGTAGCAAAGACACCAAATGTCGAAGAAGTCGTCCGGTAGAGGACATTGGAAGAACCCATCACGAATACGACTCGACCCGGATAACTCCTTCGGCTTTGTCTACCTTATCGTCAACCTGTTGACAGGCCAGAGATACATAGGAAAGAAACAGTATCACCAGTATAGAAAGGGTGTACGAATACGGCCATCTGACTGGCGTACCTACACCTCCTCATCACGTACCCTCAACGAAGATATAAACCGACAAGGCAAATGTAATTTTCACTTCGAGATACTTGCCGAGTTCAACACAAGAAGCGGACTGGTCTATGGCGAGACGCATCTTCAGCATGTCTGCAATGTCCTAACGGAAAAGCTAGGAGACGACGAACGCCTGTTCTACAATCGCTTCATCGACAAAATCCGGTTTATTCCGAAGGAGTTCATGACGGCCAAAAAGAAAAAGAAAGTTATGAGCCGTGTCCTCGAAGATTTCCGTTGACCTTGAAGATCAGTTAGAGGTATTATCAGATACACCCGCTGGTGATCCACACCGGCTACTATTCATGGCCGTTATCTTTCAGGCCATGCTCGACGCAACCAAACCAGAGGCAGAGAATGAGTCAGCAGAAGCAGTTCTTGAACGGAACAGGGCACAGGCATGGCTCTTCGCGACAACCGGAGTTACAGCAACAGACTTCATCACCGTCTGCGATCTGGCCGGAATCGACTACAGTCATGTCCGGTCCTTTGCCCATCAGGTCATCAACACAGGCGAATCCAGTTTCATCAGAAAGAAAATCAATGCCATCCTCAACCACAGTTAAATCAGACGGCTGGTCCACCAGCTACTACGAATTGCCCTCCGGTGCGGCTGAACTTCAAGACCTTATTGAGTATCGTGAGATGAACTTTTCTGTCGGAAACATCTTCAAGGCATGTTACCGTCTGGGACGCAAGGATGGGGCAACGACGCTGTACGATCTGAACAAAATTAAGTGGTACGCCGAACGTGAGATTGCCCGTCTCGAAGCAGAAAAAGAAAAGATCAGCCCGTTCGAGCATGTAAACTAATGAAAGAAGTAAACGGCCTCTGGCTCCCCGATTCTGACACACACTTTGCCGGTCCTGACTATGAGATCGGGACACGGCGGGTAGCCTTCGGCCTGACCAAGAACCGGCGTGTTGCTCTCGATGTCGGTGCCCATGTAGGCATCTGGACACGCCATCTTGCCGATGAGTTCGACACGGTCTGGGCGATGGAGCCTAACCCTGAGAACTTTGATTGTCTTACCCGGAACACCGACGATCTCGACAACGTGGTACTCCGCAACGAGGGTGCGTCGTGGACAGACGACATGATGACACTGGTTCACAACAGGAAGGGCAACTCCGGCATGTGGTCACTGGCCGCGCCGGGGCAGAAGGCTGACGGAACTGCCTACTTTGTCAAGGTCGTCACCATTGACAGCCTCGACCTTCCCGAACTAGACTTCCTGAAGATCGACGCAGAGGGACACGAACCTGCCGTATTGCGCGGGGCAAAGGGCACCATCGAACGCCACCGTCCTGTCCTCTGCCTTGAGGTGAAGGGTAACGGCGTATCGTACGGAGCAGTGGCTGACGCTATCAACATGGCCCTGTCATCTTTTAACTTTGACTATCATCCGCACCGCGTAGGTTCGGAGATCATCTACACACCGGCATAGCATGGCAAAGAAAGTAGAAACCCGAGTCGTACAGACCAAGACAAAACGTCGGACGTTTCCCGCAGGACATCGCCACTCGAAAAAGATTGGCCGTCGCTCGACAATCGCTCGAAAGCGTGGTAAGTACTAACCTTCACTAACTCATCGGAAAACTATGCAAGTCACTCTCATCAACTCAATGGGCAACGATAAAACTGTTGTCGATGCTGCGCGTGTGTCGTTTGCCAAGAAGGCAGACAACTACACCGAATCTCAGAACGAGAAGCTGATCCAGTATTTGGCACGGCACAATCACTGGACACCGTTCGGTCACGTACAGGCAACCTTCCATATCGAGGCACCTATCTTCGTTGCAAGACAGCTTGTCAAGCATCAGGTCGGACTGGTCTGGAACGAGGTGTCACGTCGTTACGTGGACGACAAGCCTCGCTTCTTCAGCCCATCTTCGTGGCGTCCCCGATCAGAAGATAAGAAGCAGGGGTCCGACAAACACGACATAATTCCTGATATGCGTCAGGCGTGGAAGGTGTACGAGTCTGCTATCCATAACATTAGCAAGACCTACGGTATCCTTCTTGAGATGGGTGTCGCCCCCGAACAGGCCCGTATGGTACTGCCTCAGTCTATGATGACTGAGTGGTACTGGACCGGAAGTTTGGCAGCATGGTCAAGGGTTTGTCGTCTGCGTATATCAGACGATGCACAGGCCGAGACAGAGCAGATTGCTCTGGACATCAGTCGTGAAATGAAACAACTATTTCCCATCTCATGGACAGCATTGGAGGAAAATAATGGCTGAACCACAAGACTATCTCAAAAGCAAATTGGCGAGTCAGCGGCTCGTACATAAAATCAAAAATTACTATGCCGACCGTGGTACTCCTAACGTCCGTGTCTGGGTGGAGGAAGAAACAGTTGGCCGTCAGAAAATCTATCAAGTCAGGTCCAACCTGCGCTTTACCGTGCCGGAGATACGATAATGTTGTCCAACCACCTACCCACCCAGTACCAGCAGTTCATTGCACTCAGCAGATATGCTCGATGGCTTCCCGAGGAGGGTCGTAGAGAGACATGGTCTGAGACGGTGGATCGTTACGTGGACAACGTCGTTGCCCGTCGTATCGAGGACGAGGCAGTCGTCGAGGAACTGCGCGAGGCTATTCTGTCACTGTCTATCATGCCGTCGATGCGTATGATGATGACTGCCGGACCTGCCCTCGACCGTGACAACACTGCCGGATACAACTGCTCATATCTTGCCGTGGACGACATGAAGGCATTTGACGAGGCTATGATGATCCTGCTGTGCGGGACAGGTGTCGGCTTCTCTGTCGAGCGTCAGCACATCGCCAAGCTGCCCGAGGTTCCTGATCAGCTGTTCGACTCTGAGGACACCATCGTTGTCCACGACTCGAAGGAAGGCTGGGCGAAGGCGTATCGCAAGGTTGTCGCCATGCTCTACTCTGGTGAGATTCCGAAGTGGGATGTCTCGAAGGTGCGTCCGTCCGGTGCGAAGCTGAAGACATTCGGTGGCCGTGCCTCGGGTCCGGAGCCACTGGTTGATCTCTTCCGGTTTACCATCAACGTCTTCCGTGGTGCGGTGGGTCGAAAGCTGAACAGCATCGAGTGTCACGACGTGATGTGCAAAATCGGTGACATCGTTGTCGTCGGCGGTGTCCGACGCTCGGCAATGATCAGCCTGTCCAATCTGTCAGATGATCGGATGCGTCATGCCAAGTCTGGTCAGTGGTGGGAAGGCAGTCCGCAACGTGCATTGGCAAACAACTCCGTGGTCTACACCGAGAAGCCGGATGTCGAGTCCTTCCTCCGCGAGTGGACAGCACTGGTCGAATCCAAGTCTGGTGAGCGTGGCATCTTCGCCCGATACGCTGCTGATAAGCATGTCGAGACCCATGGTCGTCGTCAGGCGGGTCACGAGTGGGGGACAAACCCGTGTTCGGAGATCATTCTCCGCAACAATCAGTTCTGCAATCTGACAGAGTGTGTCGTCCGAGGTACCGACACCATAGAGTCGCTGAAGAAGAAGGTCCGCCTCGCTACGATACTCGGCACCGTCCAGTCTACCTTTACCAAGTTCCCCTACCTGCGTCGCATCTGGACGAAGAACACGGAGGAGGAACGTCTACTCGGTGTCAGCCTGACAGGCATCATGGACTCGGTGGTAACCAGCCATCCCGACCCGGAAGTTCTGGCTGAACTCCGAAAGATTGCTGTGGACACCAACAAGGAGTGGGCCGAGATTCTGGACATTCCGCAGTCTGCTGCTATCACCTGCGTCAAGCCGTCAGGCACAGTCTCGCAGCTTGTCGATGCCGGGTCCGGTATCCATGCCCGACACAGCCCGTACTACATAAGGACTGTTCGTGGTGATGTGAAAGACCCGTTGACCCAGCTGATGATTGATGAGGGTGTCCCGTCAGAGCCGGAGGTATTCCATCCTGAATCGACCATGGTTTTCTCGTTCCCGGTGGCCTCGCCTGAGTATGCGGTGACCCGTAACGACATGACCGCACTGGAACAGCTGGAACTGTGGAAGGCCTATGCTGTCGGCTGGTGCGAACACAAGCCTTCGGTGACTATCAGCGTCCGTGATGACGAGTGGCTGGAGGTTGGTGCATGGGTCTACAAGAACTTCGATCTGTGCAGCGGCATCAGCTTCCTCCCCCATTCTGATCACACCTACCAACAGGCACCGTATCAGGACTGTGACGAGGAAACGTATCAGGAACTGCTGGACCGTATGCCCAAGATGATTGACTGGAATCGTCTGGGCGAGTACGAGGCAGAGGACAATACGGCAGGGTCTCAGACACTGGCCTGTGTTGGAGGAGTATGTGAAGTTGTCGATCTCAACGCAGCGTAAGACTTGTCAGGCTGCATGTCGGCTTGACGAGGAGAAAGAATACTGCATAGGATGTGGCCGCACAGTTGAGGAAATTCGACAGGCCTATCGAGACTACGTGAAATCAACCAAGGAGAAGTAAATGTTAGAATTAGTTCTTGCCATCATGCTGGGTATCAGCACCTTTCTGGGTCTGCCGTCTGGTGATGTAAACGAATACGGTCAGCCTCAGATTTACGGATGGGGTAATCAGACCATCGACAAGTTCGGAAACACTGCCGAGGATCGTGAGCGTCTGGCTGCTGAGAAACTTGCCCAAGAGAATCCGGCCACCAGAGGTAAGTAAAAAAAGTCTTTGTGAAGGTTGTCGTCTCTGATGATTATGTCCTCATGGATATATTCATTGGATACGACGCCTCCACTGTTGAGGCATACGTCGCATGTACCGGGTCGATTCGAGAGAACACCCGTGAAGAGGCTCCGGTAATTCACGGCCTCAATCATCGTAAACTACGAGCCGACAATCTGTTTGACCGTCAATGGTCGGTCGATGAAGTCGGTCAGTTCTGGGATCAGGAAGACGGTCGTCCATTTTCGACGGAGTTTTCATTTACCCGGTTCTGTACCATCCCACTGGCCCGTCGAATGGGAATCAAAGATTGGGTCATGTTCTGTGACTCGGACTTTATCTTCCAGAACGACCTGACCAAACTGTTCGACTACGCCAGAGGACATCCTGACAAAGCAGTAATGACTGTCCAGTTCGACTGGCAACCCGAGGAGGGTGCAGTCAAGATGGACGGACGACAGCAGAGTCAGTACAGCAGGAAGCTGTGGTCATCGCTGATGATGATCAACATGAACCACCCATCCAACGCCAAGCTGACAACCGAGGTGATCAACAGCGCCTCTGGTACACGGCTGCACAATTTCTTCTGGCTGGAAGAGTCCGAGATAGGATGCCTTCCCGCACAATGGAACTGGATCGAAGATATCAGCGATACCAACACAGTTCCCGCCGGTATACACTTCAGTCACGGACTGCCGACTCATCCGGGCTATGTCAACTGTCGGTACTCCACCGAGTGGTGGGAGTATCTTCACAGGCAGCTGATCCACCTTGGCAACTCACAAAACTTTGAAGGTCTTCAGCCATGAATAAGTACGTATTAGTAACGTCTTTCAATGAGGACGGGTTCGAGAAGTATGGGCGACGGATGCTGGAGTCTGTTGCTCGGTACTGGTCCGAAGACATTGACATCCGTGTCTGGTACCACGACTTCGATCTGCTGGAGCAGAACGGTCTGCCCGAGGCAGATCATATCAGCTACCACAACCTGAATGATGTGTCGGAACTGATCCTGTTCCGCAACAGGATGGGAGACTACGAGCCATCGAACTGGCGCATGGACGTGGTCAAGTTCTGTCACAAGGTCTACGCCATCACTGAGACGTGTCGCAGCCTCGTCTCGGACCCCGAGGATCAGACACCGTACAGTCTGCTCTGGCTCGACGGAGACACCGTCACAACTGGTCCTGTCACTGTTGACTGGCTAGACACATTCATCGACACAGAGACGGATGTGACTCTGCTGGAGCGTCCCGTTGCTGACTATGCCGAGACATCCTTCATGCGGTTCGCTCTCTGGCCCGACCGTGAAGCAGCCTTCAACGTGTTGGAAGATGTCCGTTCTGCCTACGACAAACTCGAAGTTCGTGGCTATCGTGAATGGCACGACGGCTTTGTCTTTCAGCGCATCATAAACCTGCACCAGAACCATGGACTGATAGTGCAAAATCTTTCACCCAATGCTACAACACTTGACGCATTCCATACGTCACCGTTGTCTGAACGCATGGAGCATTTCAAGGGAGCAAAGAAAGATGGACCCGTTGCCGACACTCGTGAAATTCCAATCATGGTGCAGCCCCGTGACTCTATGCCGGATGATTATATCAAGAATAACATCGTGGAAAACGCTGGACTTATCGGGAAGTGGGTAGAAAGGTGTCGAGTTCATAACGGACGAGGAGTGGTGGTATCGGCAGGGCCGTCCGTAGATTACGACACCCTCCGTCAGGAATACTACGACGGAAAGTTTGTCAGCAAGAGTCATATCCTCTGCGTCAAACACACACTACCTAAGATGCACGAGGCCGGTATCGTCCCGTGGGGATGTATTGTCCTCGACCCACGACCCATCGACGGCGAGTCAACGCACGGCGTCCTTCGCAAAGACCTGTTCGAGAACATCGACAAGCGGACAATCTTCTTTGTCGCGTCCATGACAGACCCGTCAGTTACCCGACACCTGATCGAGAAGGGGGCGACAATCATCGGCTTCCACGCCTACTCGAACGCCATTCAGCGTGTCGCTTCCGAGGAGGACTTCCCCCTCGATCCAGATACTGTCTACATAACGGGCGGTACGTGTGCTGCAACCCGTGCCGTCGGACTGCTCCATACCCTCGGGTTCCGTGATGCAACCATGATCGGGCTGGATGGTTCGTTCCCGGAGCCGCCTGATGAGGAGAAGAACGACAAGATCACCAGTCACGACGGCAAGGAACGTGAGAAGTATCTGTCCGTCAAGATCAACGACAAACCATTCTGGACTACTGGAGAACTACTAGCCATGGCGCAGGATTGTGAACGCCTGTTCGACAAGACCGACATGGATATGGAACTATCGTTCATCGGGAAGGACACGCTCTGCGCCGAGACGTGGAAGAACCGCAAGATACGCGAACTGAAAAACATAAAGGATGTTGCTCGTGGGTATTGAGACAACGACTTATCGTCTGCTCCAGCAGATAGAACCGGAGGACAAGACGTGCCTATGTTTAGGCTACTCAGACCTGCTGGTTGATCCCGAACTGATCGGTGGTGAGTACACAGAACTGGAGGACGCCGACAAGATTCGGTCGTGGCACAACTGGCCGCATCCGGTGTACGACACAACAGAAGTATTGACCTCCGAACTAGGATTTCAGAAAGTAGACTATGTAGATATTGTTCAGGCGCGTGGTCCGGAGCGTATCGTTGACCTTAACTATCCCGCTGACTGGGAGGAAGAATATGATGTCGTTATTGACGGCGGTACTGCCGAGCATTGCTTCAACATCGGACAGGTATTTGCTAATATCCTTTCCGCTGTTCGACCTGATGGTGGTGTGGTCGTCCATGTAAATCCACTCAACATGATGAACCATGGCTTCTGGAACATCAGTCCCACAGCCTATGCCGACTTCTACCGGGACAATGGCTTCGAGATGCTGGGCGGCTGTGGCGTAACCGGCCCCGTATCGGAACGACAGGTTGTGCCTTACGACAAGAACCATCTCTACGGCAGGTTTCAATTTGAACAGCCCGTAGAGATGACGAACATAATTGCGTTCCGTCGGACCACAAAGGTCAACGGCCCCGTAATTTGGCCCATGCAGAGTAAATACCGATGAGTGATGACAAGGATAAAGTAGTCTACCTAAAGGGGAAGCAGCAGATTCCCAGCGCCGAGGAGGACAGTGCCGAGTCTTTGCGTACCATGGCGGAGTGTCTTAGCATAGTGTCGGCCAAGGTAGCCTCTGAACAGGTTGACGGCATGATTGTAATAACCTTTAACAAAGACAGCACGTCAGAAGACTACCTCGTAGGCCAACTTAATATGTCTGAAGTGACTCACGTGCTTCAGTGTTTGCTCGTGAACAATGTCCTGATGACACAGATAGACTTTCGAGACTTGGAGACATGAATGGACATAGACCTGCGTATGCTGTTGACATTGGGCGGAACGCTCGTGTCGGTGGTTTCCGCAGCTGCCATTGCTCGACAACAAATAAAACAATTAACAGATCAAATAAAGGATATCGAGACACGGCTGCGACAGCTGGATAATCGACTCGATAAGAACGACAACAACACCGACTCGATGCTGCAACGAATGGGGATATTGGCTGGTATGATGTCCCCTGATACAATGGAGCGACGTCACAGGGAGGTAGAAGCCCTGAAAAAGGACGTCGAATACCTGAAGAAGGCGGTCTCGTAATGCTCGGTGGAATCCCCCTAGAACTTGTTACAATGCTTGGCAGCAGCCTGTTGGGCGGCGTCATGACTATCTGGTCACAGAACATGAAGTCCAAGCAGGAGGCCTTCCAGAGGGCCATAGACGGCCTTGCAGCGCAGTCCAAGGCTACGGACGAGGCTCGTCGGTACGAGAACAAGGGATTTCAGCTGACGCGCCGTATCATCGCCCTGTCGGCTATTGGTGCAGTCATTGTCTGGCCGAAGGTTGTACCCGTCTTCTGGCCGGACATGCCAGTCATCGTCGGCTGGACCGAATGGAAGCCGGGATTTTTATTCCTGATTGAGGGCGAAGAGCAGACAGTGTGGCAGACCATGAAGGGGCTGGTCATTACCCCGCTAGATACGCATCTTGTCTCTGCTATTACTGGACTCTACTTCGGTGCGTCCATGGTGAAGAACGCCAAGTAGCTATTCGAAGATAACCTCGGGCAGATCGTCCGGGTCTGCCATGTTCAGGTTCTTGTTGTCATAGGCCCGTTCAATTGTCCGGAACAGACGCCGCAATTCACCTGTATTTAATTCAGGATTATTTTTCCTGATTTCCCGCCAAAACTCATTATTGGTGGACAGACGCTTCACAGCTGATCGGTCGCGCAACAGACGTCCCTTTTCCCGACGAGATCGTGGCATTGCTGACTTCAGATCGGGGTCGCGCATCACCTTCCGGGCCGCAGACTTGCTACCTGCCAGTACTTCAAGATCATCGAACAGGTCTGCAATGTTTGCCTGAATACCCACCTGACGCCCAAGTTCTTCCTCGTACTCACGAGCCATTCGCTCATAATCAAGGCGGTCTGTGTAGCTTGGATCGCGCAGCAACTGTCCGATACCCCGTCGATATGACGACCACCCGGTGTTCAGATCACGAGACTGGTTGCTAAGTGCAAAGCCGGTTGTCGAATCCACCTCGAAACGACGTTCCGGGGCTAGGGTGACCAGACCGGTCCGGTAGAAATATTCCCCGACATCCTCAATAGATTCGATCTTCTTCCCTTCTGCCCCGAAATACCGTGGGGAGACAACCCGTTCAAGGTTCGGGTCGAGTACGTCTGCCTCGGTTACCAGTTCTCGGGCCATCTTGACAAAACCGGGTTCGAGTATTCGATACGTCTTACCGAGGTAATACTCTGCTGTACGACTATCGCCTTCTGCGGTCGCCATAATTGATCTATAGAGTGACTGTCCAGCCTCAGAGGCCAGAGATTGATCAACAAACGGGCTGACGACGTCCCCAATAGCACCGGGCATCGTCTCAGCAAGGGCATCTTCTATCGGTTTTCCTGATGCAGCAGCAGCCATGACCCGGTTCGCAATCTGACTGATTGGGTTGAACGGGTTGATATAGCCCAGATCACGGTAGGTGATGGTACGTTTCCCGTCTTCGTCTTCCTCGATCCCGGTGATCACAATCGGGTTGTATTTGTCGAACGACAGGTAGTCTTTCAGAGACGAGGCAATTTCATCATACCCGTTCAGTTCGTTCCATGCGTAGGCACCGCCGACAAGACCGGCATTGAGTGAGGCCAGAGTGGCAAGGCGCTGTGCCCCGGACCTGACCAGTGCGTCGTTACCCACGTTAAATCCATCGACCATCTCCTGATGGCCCATCTTCATAATGTTGTAGGCATTGCGGAAAACCTCGGCTTGGAAGGCCATAAAGTTACCGATTACCGGAACACCTCGAAAATACTCTGTAAAGACGGGGACACGACTGTATGTCGGCATAACATTCAGTGCCTTCCGGGCTGCAAGTTCGTCCAGAACTGCATCGTCCGTCATGCCGACTGTACGTTGCTCTACGATGTTGCCGTCCCCATCACGGACCTGTCGGGTAAACTTCTGTCGTACCTGATCCCGGAGAACATCCTTATAGGCATCGTCTGACGCTTTCCAGATGTCTTCCACCTTCTGCCGTTCCCCGGCAAAAGCCATAAATTTACCGAATTCGTCCGTGGCCTGATAGGCACGACGGGCAGCGTCACCTACCTTACCAGCCTTGAGAACGTTCTCGGCAATTTTGCGGATAGAGTTAGTGTTCATCGTCCCCCGTTCAAACTCGGGACCAAGACGATTCATAATCTGTCGGAATGTAACGCCTGTGTCGCTGATACCGAGGTCGGTCATCAGTTGTCTGAACTGCTTTCGTTCCTCCTCGGTGCCTGTGCTGCGACGTTTTAGATAGTCAGCAGCACCTCGGTAGTTACCACTGCCAAACACCGACATTCCCATACCACCGATGTTGCGAATGTGACCGACAGGATTGTAGCCGGTCTTCCCCAGCTTAATTGCACCCTGAAGGAACGACGTTGCCTCCAGCATATTGTTAATCATCCGAAGCGGTCCCTCTTCGGCAGAGAACCGGGCGGCAGGGTTGGCGACAACCTTGTTAATTCGGTCGCCTAGTGTCTTGGGTACATAGAAAGAAAAGTCTTCGGATCGCATCCCACGCTTCATCGGGAGGACTTTGCTACTGGAGATGGGGACCAAATCGTCAGCGTCCAGCAGCTGACCTGTCTTGTCACGGAACTTTGTCTGTGCCTCACCGGCATTCTTTGCGTAGACGGACAGATTGTCGGCCTCCAGCACACGACCAATTTCATTGGCTCGGTGAATCTGTGTGATAGGCTCGACAATGCCCTCGACAGATCGGAATATTCGGGTACCTACTTTGGCGTTTTCTTTACCGAGGAACCGTTCCACTGTAGGTTCAAGTTTTTGTCGCTTCTTGAGGATACTGCCGCCGTAGTCGTACTTACCAACCTGACCCTCGTACAGATCACGTGCCCGTCGGCGCAGCTGCGACATCACTGCATCGTCAGGATCGGCAGTACGGAACGCAGCATCGTCAAAGCCAAAGTCTCTGGCGTATCCCACCTTCACATTGTCTGGTGCGTATGCGTCTTTCTGAATTGTTTTATACAGGTCTAGGACAGCGTCTGGATTTTGCTTGATGAACTTATCGAAGGTTACTGAGCGACGTTTGCCCAGTTCAAATGCATCGTATGTACGACGCAGATAGGTCGGGTTGAAGCCCTCGGCTGTGCTGTCGAAGAGAGATTTAATGCCGGGGCGGAGACCCTCGACTTCGTTGGCATAGTTCTGCGATTCCCGGATTATCTTACGACCGTCTTCAAGAAGATTGGCGAGTTCGTCACCATAATCATCACGGACAGTTTTAAGTTCCTTGGTGCGTCCCTCTGCTGCCCTGTTGATCAGGTTTAGCGTGTCCGTGTCGTTCTCAGCCACAATCTTCTGATACGCCGCGTTTCTGTTAAAACCTTTCTCAATGTTGGCAGCACGTTTGAGTAGATCATTCTGCCGTGCCTCGGCAATCTCAGAGACTCGGACGGCGTCTTCGCTGAGACCACCGTTGGGAAGAAGCAATGTCCGCATTCTTTCGGTCAAGTTGTCCGCTGGTTGCAGAGTACGGTCAAGAGGTTCGAACTTGTCACGGGCCAGACGGGTCAGATTTCCTGTCCCGATGGCTCCTGCCTTTACCCCTGTACCAAGGGCACCGCCCAGAGCGACAGAACCCGGCCCCTCCAGCAGTCCAGTCAGGGCAATCGTGCCGGGATCGTAATCGTCCCGGATGCCGACATCAATCTCAGTTTCTTGAATCTTGGCCTCTCGGGCAGCACCACCGGCACCGCTGATGGCAGCATCGACACCAGCTGCCTTCAGTACAGGGGCAGATACAGTCGCCTTGAGACGGTTCTTCAGGAAACTTGTAGCACTACGTTTGGCAGCTTCTTTGGCGGCTAGTGTACCGGCAGTAGCTGCCCCGCCCGTGAAGACACCCCCGATAATGCCGAGGATGTTTGTCGGGTCCGTGATGGCGTACATCGCATTATCGACGATAGCCCTGCCGACCGGGGCTGATCCTTCCTCAAAGATTGTAGGAAGTTCTTCAACCTGCTGATAGACCTCACCAAATTGGGACTTACCCTCTTCGGATAGTTTATCTATATCTGATGAAAGACCGAACGTACCGACAATGTTGTTCTCGAAGTAACGACTGCGAGACAGAAAGTCGTCCACCATCTCCTGATTGGTCTCAGGGATGTCGTAGTCAAGTTCCTTGTAGACGTTGTAGAGATTACCAAGGAACTGCTCATCGTTGATAAGCTGATCGTAGGTAGCCATTAGGTACCGGGTTTACGTTGAGAATTAGGGCCGCTTTGACTGCCCTCCCCAGCACTCGAAGTAGTTGGCAAGTAAGACGCAAGAAACGGCTTGGCTTCTTCTGGAAGAAGTACACCTTGCCTGACAAGCTGGGCAATTGCCTGAAGAGATTTTGCTCTGGCAGCAGCTTTCTCAGTACCCGGCTTGAGACGTTCCGTTTCAGTCTGCTGTTTCCGAAGCGCGTCAATAACCCTTGCGGATGTAGCTTCACGATCCTCTTTGCTTCGGGCCATTTCCAGTGCCTCTTCTTCGCGCTGTGTCTTCCTAGATTCGCGCATTCCGGCAGCAGCGGCAGACGCAGCCGGGGACAAGACTTTGCCGAGCGATTCGACAAAGCCTGTCTCACGACCAATCGTTCCGGGTTCGTACGCACCCTTCAGGGCTGCGGCGGCAATGTCAAGATATGCTGCATCGTCCAGACGCGGCTTGTCTCCGACATCGCCTGACCGACGATTTAGATTGTCAATGCTTTGATCGACGTCTTCTCGGATCGTTTCTGGTTCAGGCTTTGGTTCCGGAGCCGGAGCCGGTATTGGGGTCGGTTTTGTTAAAGCCTTAATTTCTTCCTTACTAAGACCCGCAACAAGTTCCATGTTGGGATCATCCGATTGGAATAAATTATCAACTGAAACTCTATTATAACCAGAATCACCTCCGACTGGAGTTGTCGAAGGAGTGAAAGCATTTATAATGTCTTGGACGCCATTCAAGCCTGAATAATATTTTTCAAAGTCACCAAAATAACCTCCATAATCACCAGTATTTCCAATAGAACCCGTCTGCAAACGGACAATCTGACCGCCCCCGGCCCTGCGGACAACACCCGACAGTCCGGCCTGACGACCCACGGCACCGCCCCGATTGAACAGGTTGAACGCCTTCCCTGCCGCTGCGCCGCTGATGCCAAGACCAGCTAACTGCTGTAGCGAGGACGGACCCGGAACAGTCGGAGTCTGTTTCGTCTGCTGGAAACCGGACGGTGACGGTGCGTTGGTGATGAACCGGAGATATGTAGCCAGTGTCTCCTCGGGGAACATGAGTTCCTGCTGAAACTGGCCCTGTGCCAGATCAATGGCGGCTTGTTCACGGGCACGTTGCGCCTCACCGACACCACCAAGCTGACCAAGCTGTGCCATCCGCTGCTGGTACGCACCAGTACCGATGGACGGCATCTGCGTGGCAAGGTTTGCCAGACGACCACGAGCCGCCGCTGCCTCTGCCATCGCCTGTTGATAGGCCTGTTGTCCGCCCATCATCTGGATGTCGGACAACTGCTGCTGTAGGTTGCGCTGACCCTCGGCCTCCTCGATGAATCGACGGGCACCGCGAAGACCACCCGCCTCTACCGCACCGCTTCTGAGTTGTGCCTGTGGGCCACGCTGATACTGACGGACGGCCTCACGCTTGGCGATGTCAGTCACTGCCTGTTGATACGGGTTCATACCCTGCTGGATTTCAGCGGCAGTTACCGGGGCGGCAGCACCAAGGGCGGCTGTACGGGCAACTTCAAATGCAGGGGCGGCACCCGGACCACGGGCAAGTGACTCGATACCACGAAAGGCTTCTTCTTCCTGCGCGGCGAAAGGGGCCAACTGGGCACCGGGAAACGGCTGAAAACCCTCGGCAGATCGCTGCTCATAAAGTTCCTGCGCCTTGCCGAAGATGTCGGAAACATATTCGCGCTGTTCCGGGGCATACTCAGGAACCTGACGGGTGGTCGTCTGCGTCGGCGGCGGCGGCGGCGGTGAAGATTTTCCCAAACTCATATCAAAGTTCCTTTGTCATTAACACTGCCTGACGTTTAAATCCGGGAAGAACTTTCTCCCACCCGGAACGTCCTGTAAGCATAAGACGGGCCGCTCCGTGTTGTCGGCCCCACTCTTCTACTGACGGCAGCATCTCCTCTAATTCTTTGAGGCGTCCCCCGCCAAGCCATACATGAAGAATAGGACCATCGACAGCAGGAAGCCAAAATGTTACACCGGCAGTTTTATGGCTATCGTGTAACCAAAGGTCCGCCTGATTGTTTTTCAACAACTGATATACGCTTTCAGGTGTATGGGTATTATCCCGCCTGATGGCATCTAACAGAAGCGGCTCCGCGACAAGCCAAAACTCTACGCCTACTGGATTATACAGTTCCACCCTGCCTCATCAAACCTGTCATAAGCTGCGGACCGACCGGTGCCGGTTGCTGCGTATTACCATACTTGGTCTGACGGACATTTGAAACGAAACTGTCGAGCATGTCGGCACCGGCACCGGACGATCCGTCGCCTAGCTGCGATACGACATCTGCGGGTAGCACGTACTCGTCACGTGACAGGAGGGCTGGTTGGTTGCCCTCAATGGAGAACGGGACATCGTCCGACATACCTGTACCGGTGCCGGGGACCATGCCCTCAAATGCCTTATTAGCAAAGCCGACCGGTGCAGCCTCACCGCCATAGGCCAGAGACGAGATACCGCCGCCCTGTGCAAATTCTTGACCACCCATTTCTGCACCCGGAGCCTCACTTGCAGCCCCTACTTCTTCCCCGTGGGCCGCTGCAAAATCTGCAACCGCTTGTTGGTTAGCTAAACCTTGTCCTGTAGATGTAAAATCTCCAAATACACCCATTGGGTCTTGTAGGCCCGGAGTTACACCCGAAGTTGCAGGAGCAGCAGACATAGATGCAATATCAGCTTGGGTTGTTCCGACAACATTTCCAAATGAATCTACAGTTGTGTTGCCAACACCAGATACTTGAGTCTGTCCAAGAGCGTTTACGTTTGGTGTTCCCATCATTGAAGAAGCTAAACCTAACGCCGGTACACCCATTGCAAGTCCTACTAATCCAAGACCGATACTTAATGGTGAAGGATTAAACTTACCCAAACCAAGATCGGCTACTGGTTCATTGAAACTGCCCAGAGACATACCGGGTCCGGTGCTAGATGGTTGTCCAAAATCTGTCTCATCTGCCATGCCGCCGTACGGATCACCGGGGCCGTATGGATCGCCGTACGGGTTTGGCACCTGTCCGCCATCGGCAGCGAAGAACGTACCGCCGCCTCCCGGACTTATTGCCCGTTCGTACAGACCACCGCTGGTCAGGAACGACGGCGGCGACTGAAGCTGACGAGCAGCGGCCCTGCCGCGACGACGCCCAGCTTCAAGATCAGGAATACGACCAGCATAGTAAGCGTCCATGTCGTCCATACCGGCAATGTCGTACGGCATTTCTTCTGGGGCAAGGAGAGAAGAAGACAACAGACCGGACGCACCGGAGCCGAGCATACTTCCATATGTCGGGGAACCTACAGACGGTACGTCGGTGAATGGGGTCTGTTTCAGTGTCTCTCCAAGACCACCGAAGAATCCGGTAGATTCTGGTCCACCTACAGTTGTAAGCGTTCCAGCTTCTTGAGCCGCTCCAATACCGAAAGGAGATGCCGTTGCTTCTCCAAACACATCTGGTCCTGAAGGAGGTCCGGCAGTTACCCCACCAGATGGGGCAAAAGCACTAGACAACGAGCCGAGACCGTACGACATAAGACCTGACAGACCGCCCTGAATTAGTGAGTCACCTACGCCTTTGCCCTGAATAAGTCCAGCCCCTACTCCACCGAGACCCGTACCAATAGCAGTACCGATCAGGCCCGGAGCAATGGCAGGTCCGAGCAAGGCACCCCCGGCAATTGGTAGGGCTAAACCAAGAATGTCTTTCAGCTTAAACGCCTCGGGCAGACCAGTCTCAGGGTTGATCGACAGACGACCATCCGGGGACATGGTCTCCAACATACGAACCTCCATCGGGTTCATATGGACAAGAGTAGAGTCACCGCGCCGACCCTGCATTGCCAGAGCATCTGCAAGACCACCCATGGTCGGTCGGTTTTCCTGATAATATGACATACCTGATTATATCCGCTAGTGGAAGTCTACCCAACCAGTACCAGAGATATATCCCTGAAACTTGGATGTGGCCCTGTTGTACCGAATTGCTCCCTCTGGAGGCGACTGGACATTGGCTGTGTCGTTTACCGGGAGGACTGTGTCTGACGGTGTCGAGTCTACCTCATCGTCACGCTGTTGCAGGGTGAGCGACAACTGGCTGACATAGTCGGTGAGTATCCGGTGCAGTTCGATGATCTGCGGTTCGGTAAATTGATTGAAGTGGGAGAACAGTTCCGGGTAGACAGTAGCCATCAGCGACTCCCATCAGGTTGTATCTGAAGACGCATAGACCCGTACTTCCACGCCACACCTGTAGTAGAGCAGTCAATCTTAATACTGGCCTGACGACCACGGGCACGGAAGTCTACCTTCTCAGTATTCGGCTGAATTATAAACGGACCCTTAATCGTCTCTTCCGAGGCCTGTGGATACCGCTTTGTTTTCATGGTGAACTTTACCTGTCCCGGATCAGAGATGGATACATCAGGAATAAGTCGGCGGATCATCATAATCTGATTGCCCGAATCAATTTCAAAAGAGGCTGATTCGATAAAGGAGGACAGCAGTTCCCCATCTGCTGTATAGACACCAGTCGGTTCGTTGTCGTACAGATAGCTGTCTGATCCGCCTGTGATGACGTTATCAAAGATGCCGGTATCCGCCCATGTAGTGAACTTGCCAGTGCCGTATACCCAGTAGTTTTCCAGCGGGTTGTAGCTGACGTACCTGTCGCACTCCAGAGAGTTTACAGATGGATACAGCCACGTAATCTCGTTGAACTCCGAGTTTACCCCGGCAAAGATTTTGTCTCGCTGATCCCAGTTGAGGTCATCAAAAATATAACGGCGGACAGTACAGTCCAGTGTCTGAACGGCACCGCCCTGCCAGACGAAGAAGTTCGTATCGCCCATCCAGAATGGAATGCCGTTAAACTCTGCTGCGGCGTGTGGGGCAATAAGTCCTGTATTGTCGCCGATGTGCCGGAAGCGGAAGACAAAGGGACCACCTACGTACTGCATCGTATGAGTAGCTGTGTCGGTCCAGATCATGACGGCCTGACGGCTGTGCATTCCACCGATAATCTTTGACCCAGTCCCAATTGGATTAGACCCAGCAGTGTTAGTAGCAGAAGCTGTCCAGTCGTTGTAGTTCTCCTGACTAGACCAGCGAACTAGCAGAGGATCGTAATTACCAGCCTCGTTCGTACAGCCCAGACTGATGGCGAACTGACTGTCCGGCGTTACCAGAATCTGGTTGTTCTGCGCCGGAGATGCAGTTACCAGAGTTGCACGAGTTTCCGCCCCGCCTGTTGCGTCCCACTCATAAATACGCCCACCGCGAGGATTTGCCAGAAAGTCTTCGCCCCAGTTGGTCATTGACCACTGACGAATCTCCACGGTAATGTTGGATGTTGTTCGCGGTGTGCCGTAGGTAGACAGTCCGTACGTACCCGCTGACCAGCCAAATCCCGGCTGAGACACAGACGGACCAGCTGGAAGCAGACGATGGATTGTAACGTCTCCACCAGCAGATGCAGACGTTGCTGCTGCGGTTACGGAGATATCAACGGCAAACGATGCGGCGTTAATAACCGACACCTCGTACGAATCGCTGATTGTCGTCAGGAAGATGTTGCCACCAACCGTTGTCGTCTGCGATGTAAAGGCGACGTAGTTGCCGTCCTCAACCCCGATGCCAGTCACGGACACGACAATCCGGGTAGACCCTGCCGTGGTGTTCAGACCGTTCGTGGCGGTGACGACAGATACAATCGGGGTGATGTCGTAGTTTTCACCGCCCTCGTACAGATACAGTTTCTTCTCAGTACCGAAGCCGATCAGCCGGGACGAATCAAAGTCTACCCACGTTACCGTGTCTCGGGGTGTGCCGTCGAAAACATCGCCACGCCGCTCATAGCCGCGAATGTTCTGCGGCGTACCGTCACGGAACCTGACATGATCACCGTCGTACCAGTGCCCCTTCTCGGCATATCGAGTGTTCTCCCGATTAAAGCCGGGTCTGGCGAAGTTAAGTTCTGAGAGAACTCCTGCCATAATTAGACGATATTCAAGATTGGGAAGGTGCTGATTGCTGTAGACGTTCTGACGTTATAGATCAGGGCATCGACGTCCGAAGCACCGGTAGAGAGAGTGGGGGCATTACCTCCTTCAAATTTCCAGTTTGAATTAAATGACATCGTCCGAGAGCCGGTGCCGTCCTGTACGACATAGATAATGCCGGACTGACCGGGCTGTAGATTAGATGGATTGGCGATAGACACGTTACCGTTTAGGATTGTCGTAAAGTTGTTGCCGGTGGCAAAGTCTAGCGATACCGCCGAGGATGCTACGGCAACCGACACGGGGCTGGAGAATGCCTGTGCCCCTGTTCCGATGACCTGCGCGGTAAATGTTGTTGACGAGGAGAACGTGTAGTTTCCGGTGATTGTCTCGTCCGAAGACACGTTGGCATACCGGGCGTCAGCAGACGACACCGGAATTAGATTGGCGGCTCCGGTGCCAAAGTCAAGCGTCGATGCCGTACCAAGTCCCAAGCCAGTAGAATCGGTTGCGTCAGTAACGGTCACACCATCTGTAAAGATAATCTTTGTACCACCCTGCGGAATTACCGTCCCGGTGCCGCCGTTGATCAGAACCGTCGCATTGTATGAGCCAGATGTGCTGTTCTTAACGATGTAGCTTTTGCTGATACCCGACGGGAGATACATGTCGGTATTGGCTGTCAGCGTCCCGTTCATTTCAATAATGGCTGATCGGGCTTCGTCAGCAGCGCCGTCATTGGCTGTCAGGCTGACATCACCAGCAGCAAGGCTAATCGTGGTGTACCCGGCAATGGCAAAGTCAGTGAGATCAATAACCTCACCATTCAGGACAGTACCCCATGTCGAGTCGTTCTCGCCGGTCGCCTGTTTTGATAGTCTAATCCGCGTGGTGTACGTTGCCATTAGATTTCCTCCGGCCAGTTATGGATCGGGGCACTTCCGGTCACCGTGCCGTCTGCGTCTGTTGGGACAACGAACAAGGCCTTCAAAGCATCAAGATCAGAACACTGTGTAATCTGATCTGCAATGACATTTGCCGCCAGACGTACCTTATTCCGGTACTGCTGAATATCTGTCGGAACGTCGATGCCGGTGTCCATCTTACGAATATACACCCAGTCAGTTTTAGACAAAAACCCTGCCTGTGTTTCTTTAACCTTGGCAATCCATTCTGCTTTTAAGCTGCCTAGATTTTTCGGTGTGCTTTCGTAGGTGCCGTCAGCGTTCTGCGAAAACCAGTAAAACCGTGTATCAGGCTTTGTCTGCGGATTAACCCAGACTAGACCATGAGCAATTTTCTCTTCTTCTGACCAAAGGTGCCAGTTAGCTGGATGCTGAACGCCGTTGTCGCCCGTCCATCCCCGGCCCTCACGGATTCCTTTTCCGTTATACGTCCACATTTTTTTTCTCCTATCGTGCCGGAACGGGGGCAACACCATTGCCGCCGAAGGGGTTTTCTGCGAAAGCCATAAAGATGTAGCTGCCGCCAGATGTATTTACATTTGAATCAGAAGACCTGCACTTTATCCCGTTTGATACGAGATCAATATAATTTGTCGTTGATTCTTCTACTGCGCTGTTTGCCTCAATTCGTTTGTTATCTACGTTATATCCAAGACGTTGATTATCAAATATAAACCAGTTGCTCGACGCGTCCGTCTGTTTGATCATGATAAAAGATGGACGAAAACCACACCAAGCAAACGTGCCGTTAGATGATCCGTTGCCGGTGTATGTACCAAACTTACTAAAACCTTCTAACTCGTACCAACAGTAAGCAATAAAGTCTCTGCCGCTTCCGTTTACATTGACGTCGCTGCCTAATGTAAAGGTAGTTGAATCAGCAGCAGTAACAAAACCAGATGCACTATCAGCCGCATCAGTAGAATTTAACTTCAACTTTTCGCTAAATGCTGATACTCCTGATTCCCAATTTGAAACAATCCAGTTATCTGCTTCATTTCTAGGCTTGACGATTATAGCAGAAGGTGTAACCCCTAGACCATGGCCGACAGTGTCGTTGGCATTTCCACTTCCAGAATAAGATACAATAGAAAATCCTGACGTTGTGTTAGTAGATACGGTAGACGAAATATCGCCGTCCGTGTTGCTTGATGTACTGTTGGCGGCTAACCACTGCCACGCAGCATAGTTTGATCCAAGTTTGCCAGACGTATCAACAAGACCATCAACTGTAAAACCATCTGAATTAAACGACGTAAGACCACCAGTTTCTTCTGCGTTTGTCGTGTCAGAGGACAGGCGTGTTTTAGTTCCTCGGATGATGTCTTCAAGTTCATGAGAATCCAGACCGCTTCGTCTTTTAATCCAAACAAAATCTGGCTTAAATGTTGAGTTTTCAATCTGTGTAATATCTAGTGATGCGCCTGTGCCGGTATATAGCGTAGTTTGAAAGTACTCAGACCCATCTTTAATAGTTGGCTCTGGCAAATTTGTTGCGCGGAGTTCTTGTTCACTTCCTGTCGGCCCTGTGTCGGCCCACGCCAACTGCCCAAAATTGTACGACCCAGCCCCAAGTGTCGGGTTAAACTGACCGGACGCATCAGCATCATAAGAAACACCGACTCCATCTTTTTCGTAGTACCATTGACCGCTGCTCGGACGAATAGTTACGGTAGCATCACCAGTTGTAACAAGGTTGCCATCAGACAAAGTGCCGGTGGTTAGCGGGTCAATGATGTTTAAGAGACAGTAGTTAGACGTAGGTGAGTCGTTCACCTGATCGTCAGAGGTCAGGCCTGACGCCGTCCAATTTCCTCCAGTTCCGCTATTGTTACCAAAATTGCTTGAATTAGAAAATGTAAGATACGTATCTCCTGCCGCTGCCGACACAGGAACCCACACGCCGCTGTTATTTACTTCCCCAAAATTCGTGTAGGCACTAGTTCCGGATTGAAGATGAACTTCTGCAACATAGCCATCAAAGTCATCGAATAGTGTTTGATTCGTCAGATCGGTGGTTGTAACTGAGCCGTAGCTAACTCCATTTACATACAGGCCATTATCCGACACATGGATATGATACCAAGCAGATGGATCACGAAATAGGGCGGACGTTGTTGTCCCTTCGGCTTCCAGCGTATCGTCGCTGTTGAAGTGAACTTCTCCACCACTGGCCCCTAAAATTAAATTCTCACTTCCAAACTCACATCGTTTAACCCAGACACTCAGGGTCCACGGGGCAGATATTGAATAGGTTCTGGATAATTCAGGGCCGTCGGCATCGTTAAATCGTGCAGACTGGTTAATGACATAACCAGATTTTACGCCTGACGCACCAGCAAGAATGTTGTTCTCAAACACCATTTAGTTTGTCCATGTGTTTCCAGAACCAGCAGGAACTGTTGTCCATGTATCTGCTGCTCCGGTTGAAACTGTTGTCCACGTATCTAACGCTCCGGTAGAAACTGTTGTCCACGTATCTAACGCACCAGTAGATACCGTTGCCCAGACATCTGAGGGTCCGACAGGAACAACAATCCAGACAGGATATTGCCCAAGTATTATATCAGCAGCTTCCCCGGTCACAACGACTGTTGCCGTACCTGCAACCGTAACAGTGCCTTCATCGATGTCGAGAGATTCGCCTGTCAGGGTAATGGCTGCTTCTACAACAACCGACAGCGTCCCTTCATCGATGTCCAGAGACTCGCCAGTCAGGACGACATTCTGAGCAATTATGACAGTAATCGCGCCTTCGTCGATGTCTAGCGACTCACCAACCAGAGCAGCAACTGCTTCCGCAATTACCGTGACCAGACCTTCATCAAGGTCTAACGATAGTCCATTCAGAACTACAGTTACAGACGATGACGGTTCTGTAGAAAACGGCGTTTCAGAAAGTGCCGAAAACCCAAACATTTATTCAGGCTTAGTAGGCCAGACAGGATTCGTTGGGTCTGTTGTGTTTGCTGGAAGGTTTCGCAGGGCTGTGCGATAGTTTGCTTGTGCAGTTGTCATGACAGGTTGATCAGCTAACGCCCACCAATCTGTTTCTGACAAGCGTCGATTACGTTCCTCCCGCAACTTTACCCACGGTTCTTGTTCGGTTAGTCGTGTAATTTCAGCAGCAATTTCTGCTTCTGTCGGCTGCGTAATATCCGGCGAATCCCACCGAATAACATCGCCAGAAACTACCCAATCAGCATCAGGAGAAAGACTACGAAGAGCATTTATTATATTAGCCATATTATGCTCCTGAAATTTCTATCAATGTAATAACACTTGTAGCGTTTCCACTAGCATCATTTCTTTGGGCTTGAAGAGTACCTGATTGATCTATACGTTTAAACTGTGTCTTATATGTCACAGAAGAAGTAGTAGATGGAGAATCTAAATATACCAGATAATGATTTCCCATCTGATTTTCTGCGTTTGAAATTTGATTAAATTCTGCAACCTGTGTGCTGCCTCGAACAATATTAACCGCGCCTCCGGCACGAGAAGCAACGCTTGATATGCTTTGAGAGACAAGAACTAGAACTTTGTTTGATGTAGAACTTGGTGTAATCGACGCACTCAAATTTGTGTCGGCGTAAGAACTACTTGTAGTCGCTGCCTGTGTTGAAGTACTGCCTTCAACAACCTGTAAAACGAGACCGCCGCCTCCAGTACTGGCCCAGCTTAACACACCCGAGGCATTGCTGGTCAGAGCCTGACCGCTAGACGTAGCATCGGCATCTGGAAGCGTCCATGTAACATTGGCTGCAACTGTCGCCGGAGATTGAAATGCTACCCAATTACTGCTGTCCGAGTCAGCAAATCGAATATCTGACTGGGAATTAAGAGTTAAATTATTGTTGACCGTAACCGTTCCTCCGACCGACACAGAAGTAACTGCAATCAACGTATTAAATGTACCGGCTGTTGCGGAGACAGTACCACCATTTACATTAACGGCATTCGTTGCGTTAGTTGCTGTAGCTGCGAACGTCGCAGAAGCAGCAAACGTCGCAGAGGTAGCGCGTGTCGCTGATACTGCAAAAGTTGCGTTTGTAGCTGATGTTGCAGTGATCGCTGTCGTAGCTTCTGTTGCAGACGCTGCAAAGTTTGCGTTCGTGGCCGACAGTGCAAAAGTTGCGTTAGTAGCTGACGTAGCTGTAATTGCTGTTGTTGCATTTGTAGCTGACGCCGCAAAATCTGCCGAGGTTGCAAAAGTTGCAGAGGTAGCACGGGTTGCTGATGTGGCAAACGTAGCTGATGTTGCGTTGGTTGCAGATACAGCGGTTGTAGCGTTGGTAGCAGAAGCTGCAAATGTAGCAGAGGCAGCAAACGTAGCAGATGTTGACCGCGTGGCTGAAACAGCAAACGTGGCGTTTGTCGCAGACGTTGCAAAGATTGCGGTTGCTGCTTCAGTAGCAGACGTAGCAAAGGTTGCCGACGTGGCGCGAGTTGCGGATGTGGCAAACGTAGCGGACGTTGCATTAGTCGCCGACACCGCCGTTGTCGCATTAGTGGCTGATGCAGCGAATGTTGCAGATGCCGCAAACGTAGCAGACGTAGCACGGGTTACCGACACCTCTCCGGCTGCGTCACGATAGACAGCCTTGTCAGACGGATACGTGACGAAGACGTCCTTTGTACCAGCGGAGAAGTTTACGGCTGCGTCAGAGTTAGACGATTCAAGAATAGTGTCGCGGCTAAGTGTCGTACCGGAAGCTGTGTACGTTCCGAGACCAACTTCCCATTCGTCGGCAGATTGATGCACGATGGCATAGTACGTCGTATTTCCGTTACCAACTGCTGAGAATGCCTCAAACCCTGTAACCGCTCCGCCAAGGGTAACCGTGCCAGTACCGGTGGTCGTAGACTGCTCCTTGACCCTGTCTTTAAGAACCAGTGCCATGGATTAAGCCTACGAAGACTTGATGCGAATAATCGCTGTTGCAGCCGCCGCTGACGGGAATTGAATGGTAAAGTTGCCGTTCGATGAGGACTTGTCAGCCCCAAAGTCAAAGACTGCAACAGCCTTGTTGGACTGTGTCGAGTTATAGATCAGGGCACCACGGGCGGTGATAGTTGCCGTGGAGACAACAGCGTCAGTAATCGACACAACCGCTACTGAAGAATCCGTGGTTACATCAATGCCGGTCAGCGTCAAGCCACCGGCAGAGTAACCAGTACCGGCAGTTTCGCCGGAGGTTGTATACGCCGTCGTGCCGTCGGAGAGCGAAGCTGCTGAAGTGTATAGTGCAAGTTTAATCGTATCCGTATCAAGATCATGCTCACCAAGAAGAATCTGCTTCTTGAAGCTGATACAAATGCCTGAAGTAATAGCCATCACGGCCCTCCGGTAAGTGTATTGGCGTTGTTCGCCTGTTGATTATGCGGCTCCAGATCATCACGACGGGCACGACGGGCACGATTGCGGAGCAGTTCAATTTCTTTAGTGTAAAGTTCGGTCCAAAGTTTAACAACGTCGAAGTTCTTGTTGAACAACTCGGCCTCGACCATACACGCATAGAACAGAGCGTTGGGCGTCTCTGCCGTGTAATAGTTTGTCGGATTGACCGATGTTATGGCCGTCGGTGCTTTGACAAACGCAAGTTCAATATTGAATGCAGAGACAGGTGTTGGTGCTACGATAATCGTGTTGTCGTCCCAGAGGCCGTAATACTTTGGCGTACCCGTCGAAGTCCGGACAGGCCAGTAGTCTGCAATAAAGTCTACGTTGCGGTTCAGCAGGTTGATCCGGGTGCCGTTAGCCGTGATGTTTGCAGACTCGACAATCGTAAATCCGTCAGGCAGTCCAAGAAATGCGTCGGAGGCGACAAGCTGCGAATACTGATGCTGGGTCAGTCCTGCATCGTCAATGTCAATGGTCAGCCGTGCCTCTGCTCGTTCGATGAACTGGTCGATCTGATCGGCAAACTCTGTGCCGTCATTCTCGGTGGACTCAATAATGTTGGTCCGTAGCTGTGAATAGGATAATGCCATGGCTATGCCTGTCCATTATGATATGCGGGTGAACTATCGTCTGGTGTCCACGAGCCGTCGGTTGCAGATGTGTCGGCAGTTGTGTCGGGACGCGGATGGTCGAGACTAGGATCATCTGTTGTGTCTACATTTGTCATGTTCTGCGGATGATTCACCCTATTGTAGGCACCATCAAAACATGTTGGGCAGACCCATACACCAACCTCTACTTCGTTACGCAATTCAACGTACTTGCACCGAAAGCCGCAGCGGTCACAGATAGCATTTGATCGACGACCCGTTGCCATCAGAGATATCCCAGCTTAGGTCGGATAAACATTGACGTCCGCTGACGATCTTCCTCAAGAGCAAAGGCAAATGACTCTTCGTACTGCTGTTTCAGAAAGCTGATTCTTGACGGGTCCACGCCGACACGACGGGTAGACATCTTGTATGCTAGACCGTCCACCAGCGGAGGCAGAAACCGAAACGGCAGATCGGCGGTCTGAACTGCCGAGGCTGTTACATCCTGAACCCGCGTCATTGCCAGAAGGTTCATCGTATAGGTCTGATCCGGTGTCGGCCAGACATACATGATGACGCGGTCCTTGCCGCGGAGAAACGAGAACTGCGTCGGACGACCGGTCTGTGTCTTGTCCGGCAGCTTCATATAGTCCTGATAGGTAATTCGATTCATCTCCAGATCATTGCTGTTAACTTCGATGGTCGTCTGAAGACTATCAATAATTGTGGTGTCGAGCGTATAGGATGTCTGGGAAGCAGAAAGAGTTACCGGCGTGTCGGCTAGTTTCCAGAGGAGGACGCCCCGGTTCTGCCACTCGGTGAGCAGCAGATTCAGTGCAATACGTGCCGACCGGGCTTCCTCACCACTAATCGGCTGACCGCCAACCTGCTCGAACGCCTGTTCGATTACGTCGTCTATTGCAAGATCAAATGTCGTCTGGCCTGAACTTGCCATGCTGAATCGCCTTCTCAGTTCGACGATGGACGAGATCGCGGTACGTCTTCCATGGGCACTCGTCGTAGTAGCCCTGCTTCTCCAAATTATAGGATGCAGCAGTCAACTTCGAAAGTTGCTGCACGAAGATCATGGCGTAGTCTTCAGGGACAATAGGCTCCCAGTCAGCGTCCAGATAGTCTAGTCCGTATTCGGATGGGTCGTCGTTTGGGTGGTACGCCATAAGCCACATATCTTCTGCCACCAGACCTTTGTTCTTGTCTTCCACATAACGGGCCAGTTCTTCAGAAGTAAGTCCTTCAACATCAGGAAGCACACAGATAAATACGTCACGACGACTAGCGGGATAAAAATCAAGAGCGTCAGTAACATCGTCCAGACCATCGCAAATACCGACAGCGACAAGTCCAGCCTCCCAAGCATCCGCTGCGAACGGACACGGAGGCATTCCTCTAAGTTCTTCAGATGGCTGCGACAGAACTTCAGTAGTCCATCGACGAAGGTCGTTAATGTAATCACTTACGGGTCTTCTTTGCACCGGGTCTGCCTCCACGCATCATTTTCTTAGGAGGTTTTACCTTACCGCCGCCACGCATCATAGTCTTTTTCTTTTTCATTCGGGGTTTCATCGCCATTGTTAGGCTCCTTTATCTATAAGTCGGCAGTCGGCTTCAAGAATTTTATGTCCGACTGAGTTAAACGCGGTTAATGCTCCTGCCGCATATTCGTAACAAGTTTCTTCGCTAAGAAATCCAGTAGTTGTAATTTCGTGGATTAAACCTGCATACATGGTTACAATAACAAAAACGTAGGTCATTTTCTATGTCGCTTTGTTTTATTTGCAATCTTCTTGGGCTGTGGGACATGCTGCTTTCCGCGCTTTGTCCCTTTCCGTTTGGCTTTGGAGGTTGCGGCGTACTCTTTTGAACTCAGGGCTTTGATAGCCTTCTCCGGCAGATACCGTTCGCCCGTCGCTTTCGAACCCTGTGTGGATGGTTTGCCTGACTTGGTCCGCCACTTCTGTTTGGTCCACTTCTTGAGCGACTTCTGTGATTTCTTCAGGGCCATCAGCCGCGATAACCTCCGCCTTTGGCTTTGTATTCTTTCGCCAACATCTGCGCTTTCCGTGCCGACCACTGGCCCGGTTTGCCGCCTTTACCACCGGCTTTGATTTTCTCGAAGAGGCGCTTACGCATCGCGGGTTTTGTATAGTTCCCAGCTTCATTCACCCGTGACTTGGATTTCTTCGGAGAACCACCAGCCTTCATACGTACCGGTTTCTTCTTGGCAGGTCCGCGAGTTACCTGTTTGGAGATATTTGATCTGCGTATAGCCATTACGATAACGTGTCATTCTTGATGTAAATATCAGATGTCATTGCCGCGACTCCATCAGAATTTCCAGTTTAGTCTCAATCCGAGCGAGTCGGTCAGACATCTCTGAAATTTTAACTGCTGATCCGGGAGGCAGGATTTCTGCGGATTTAAGTCGATCTTCAACTGCGGCCACGCGACTGGCAATGTCTGCCCCGAACCATACTCCTCCGGCAAGTTGAACGAGGATAATAACAACGGTGGCAGTAGAAAAACTGATACTATCCATGGAGTTACCACTTTTCTCGATTAGCCCAGTAAGCTGCCGACATCTTGCCCTTCTTGATGTTCTTGGCATGTCTGGCCTTGAAGGATTCACGCCGCTTACGATACGACGAAGACTCACCAGATTTTTTTGGTGAGCCGCTGACGCCCTGCTGTCCGAATCGGATCAGCTTAACTTTGCTACCCTCCTTGGCGAGGACCGCATGAGATTTTTTAGGATGTCCCGGCGTACGCTTCGGTTTGTTGTACCCCGAAAACTTCTCGCCGCGATAATCAATAGCCATTATTAGCCGTACTGGACAGCAACGGTAGAAGCGGTGGTTGGCATAACTACTGTAACCGCACCGTCAAAACGTACCCCAGAATCAGCAATATAAATCTCAGCGTCTGCTGCGCTATTAAATTTAATCTTAGTCGCTGTCTCATCGCTGATAGTAAAGACACCAACTCCGGTAGCATGGACGCCTTGGATGCGAGTATCGGCCAAAGCCGCATCGTTTTGTACTTTTAGGAGAGGCTTTGTAAGACCAGCCGCGTCCCCTGTTGCCGTTGCTGCTGCGTAAGCAAAATTAACATTCGTTGCCATTATATTCTCCAATAAAAGGGGGAGACGGTCTCCCGACTCCCCCGATTATCACACACGGAAATCCGCTTAACAAGCAGCGATTAGCTACCTGCCGAGCCGAAGTAACCGCGCCAGTCAGAGACACCGAAGCTATAACGCTCCCGAGCCTTGAACCGGAGGTTACCCGTGTCGAAGTCTTCTTCCATCTTCGTCTGAAGCGGCGTACGGTTGAACATTTTCGCACCGTTCGGCACATCAGTCTTGACGAAATAGCCGTTCGTGTCGGTGAAACGACGGTTGACGAAGTAACCGCCCGGAACAGCACCCATCGCACGAATGGCGTTGATGTCGTTCTTGGCAAAGTTATTCGTGCCGTTCGTCGAACCCGGAGACATGAGAATTTTCTCAGCGGTGAACTGGAGGGCCGGGGGGATGTGCAGAGACACAGCACCCGCGCCGATCAGAATACCACGATCATCCTTGATAAGCTGGATGTTCGTAAGAATGGTCTCCATAGCAGCCTCGGACAGGTCCGAAGCAGCGGCAAGGTTAGACTGGCTACCGTCACCGATGGTGGGGTGCGAGGCGCTGAAGAACGCCTGACCGTCACCGATGGCATAGTCACCAGCCGCGAAGCCGTTGTTGAAGATGTCGGCAGCTTTCACCTGCTTGGTGTTCGCCATCGCACGGGCCAGACCACGGGCACGAACCTTCGAGAAGGTGTCATACAGATTGTCTTCCATCGCTTCCTCAGTGACTGAGAAGGCGAGAGCGACAGTCTCGTGGTTGTACCGAGCGGTGTACGATTCCTGTGCAGTATCAAACTGAACAGCCGAGCCTTCGGTCTTGGTCGGAGCCGAGCCGAAGCCGGTGAAGAGAACTTCCTCTTCAAAGCTGCGGTCCGAGTTCTCGACGTCGAACAGAGGAACATGCTCGTCGTTTACGTCACCATACTCAACGCCGAAGACAGCGTTAAGGCCGGGGAGCAGTTCCTTGGCAATATTACTGCGGTTAATAGCCATTTTTAGTTACTCCCCTTAGTTTTCATCATGGGATGAAACGTCGGCATCAACATGCTGGACAATACGGACTTCAACCTTCGGATTTGCATCCGAAAAGGCGTTACCCGGCTCGTCGTAGATGTCGAGGACACGTACCATACCAGTGGTTTGCTGACGGCTGGTTGCGATAATACCGAAGCCGGAAATACCGGTCACGGCAGAACCCGCACCAAGCGTCACGTCAAAGTTCAGGTTGATGTCGCCAACGGACACGGAGGCGTCGGCCTGAACAATGTAGGTAGCTGCCGGATCGTCAACGACAAACGCCGTCACGTTACCAACAGCCGAAGAGACACCACTCGGAAAAAAGTTCGAGAAGGTGGGCTGCTTCGAGACAGGGTCGATGTACTCACAACCCTGAAAGGCACCCGTGCTGTAGCTACCAGCAGAGGTGATCGGTTCAATAAAGCCACCGTCCAACTTAACGAGGTCACCGTAGAAAATGCTGCTGCCAAAGGCGTTGGCAACACGATAACGGCTGGTGCCGGTGCTGTTTGCACCAGAACCACGACGACGCGAGGGGACGAAGCCATTAAGTGCTTTCGACAAAGCCATAATGTTACTCCTTAGTCGTTAAAGGAAGGCGTCCTTCCCTTAGTTACAGATGACTTGGAGGTGTTATGGATCGGCATTGCTGAGTTTGACTGACGCATCAACTGAGCATTGACGTTATCCATCATTGTCCGGGATCGGTTCTCGTAGAACTCCTGTCTGCTTTGCATACGCTTTGCAGAAGCCTTTGCGAGAGCAACGTCACCACGGACAATGCAACCTTCAAATCGGCCCTCGTCCACGACACGAGAATTAGCCATCATTTCTGGTACATCATTCGGTTCGACAAAGGACCACCCATCATTCTGTCGGTCGCCTACGTTCTTATAGTCGTCCTGTCCGTTGATCATAATACGGACCCAGCGAAGTACTAGGCCTTGATCTTTGAACCGGTCAATTACAGAATCGGGAATTGACAACCAATTAGGTTCGGTGAACTCATCATCAAATCGTTCTTCGGTCTTACGACCACCATCAACTCGACTCGTACGTGTTTTACTTTCACTCATGTTTTCGTCCTCCGCGTTAACCGACATTGATGGACGTATAGTCGCCCACCGCCGTCGCTTTTTCGGCCTTCGCCTTTTCTTTGGCGTACCGCTCAAGTGGGATGTTCCACTTCTTGGCAAGTTCGATATCGTCACGGGTCAGCTTGACCTTACGATTACCTTTCTTGCCGCCGGTAGAATCGGGAGACTTACGCGACTGTCCCCCTACCACTTGCTCCTTGGGTGACGAGGCAGGAGCAGCCCCGAACTTGTTAGGAAGTTCAGCACGTAGTCGCTTATCAACTTCCTTATAGAAATCGTCCGATGTCGGATCGTAGCCCTCGTTCTTGAGGTTGGCGTCAATGGCAAGAGCCGCTGCTGTTGCTACCTGATCCTGACCGAACCACGTATTCTGTTCAGCCCACTCAACAGCTTTCGGATCGTATGCCGGTTGCTGCTGCTGTGCCGCTACTTGATTATTATAGGCCTCGGCCTGTTTTACAAGGTCGGTCGAGTATTTTTCAACATCTTGACGACCCTGTTTGACCAAACCAATGTTTTGTTTAGCATCAAACATAGCTTCTTGAGCGGCCAACATAGCTTCTTTGTCGCCGTCGTCATAAGCCCGAAGATATGCCTGACGAGCCATTTCAGCTTTTTCCTGAAGCTGTCGTTCAGTGACGTCATAGTTTTTCTTAAAGACTTCAGCATTCTTCTGCTCCGTGTTTTGCAGCTGGGCCTGTAGTGCGGCCAGTTCCTGCTGCTGGGCAATGATCTGCTCTTCGCGTTCTTTCCGCTGTCGGACTAACTGTCGGATTCGTTTCTGTGCCCCGTCGGTGTCAACACCTTCAAGTTCCGGAGCAGATTCGACAGGATCAGGATCGGGGGCTGACTCATCCACCTCGACGACAGCCTCGTCTGTATCTTCAGACTCATCGACAGCCTGTACAGGTTCAGCTTTTTCTTCTGTAACCTCCTCTTCAACTTCATACTCTACTTTGTCGTCGCTGTCTCGTGCAGCTTCAACATCAACTTCATTCCAGTCATCATCGGCCATGACCGATTCCTCCATAGTTTACGCCTATGAGGCGATGTTAAACATCGGATCAACGTCCGAGGGGTCTTCAATCTTCATGATGATCTGGTCATCATAAAGCATAATAAGGTTTACGCCCTTATATCGAAGTTTGTTCCCGTTCATCTTTCCGTAGCAGACAATGTCTCCTACCTGACACCACGGGCCGAGCGGGAACTTTTCGTCGTCCTTGTAGGCAAGATCACCGACAGCCAGTACACGGCCAACGGTGGTCAGGTAGTTGATGTCGTCCTTGAAAGAATCGGGGAGTAGGATAGAACCCTTCGTCTTGCCCTGAACTTTCAGAGGCCTGATGAGGAGTCGGTATCCGGGGATTGTGGGGAGCGGGGACGGGTCCGCAATGTCTTCGTCCTGTGCCCAGTCGGCATTACTGATGGCACCTGCCATCTTTGGTTCCATGACCATTAGTCGTCTTCTCCTTCCGCTGTACGTTTCTGGATTTGTGCGACCAAATCCCGACACCATTTCAAACCTGAGATGGTGCCGACGTATTGACGATAGGAAGAATAGTCCTCTGCGCCATTAGACCCAAGGAGTTTTTCGTACTCCACGATCTGGGCTTCTATTTGTTTCTTGATGTCTTCAAAGTACATGGGTTCTCCGTTACGTGGGGAAGACGAGGGGGTAACTACTTACCTTTCTTAATCTGGTAAGTAGACTTGTCGGAGTTCCGAAGAACTTCACGTTCCGCACGGACACTGAAGTCGTTCTGCGGAATCTTGGCGGTGTCGCCGTAAGATTTACCTTTGCCTTTTGCCATTATGCTATTCCTTCTGGTTTGCGAGATGACCGGAAACCTTGACCGGTTGGACGACATACTGCACCACCAGCGGCCATTTTGACAGCGTTAGATTCTGCTGCTGCAATGGCCTTGGCCTGTTCAGGATTCGTTACTTTCTTACCGGAACCAGATTTAAGATCACCGGAATAAAATTCCTTCATTACTTTACCGAACTTGGTGTCAGCCATTACATGCCACCGTAGGTTTTAAGAATGTTGTCGCGGACAGAACCGCCACGTGCCAGACCACCTGTAGGTCCGCCGGGATTTTGCATCTGCTGATACAGTTTTTCCTGAAGAGGATTTCGATTAATACGAGCAGGTGGTTTACCGCCTTGACTAACCGGAAGTCCCTGACCTTCAGCAGTATATGGCTGTCTTGCAGCATTGCGACGTGCCATGGTTCGACGAATTAAACGCATTGCGTCTGGTAGTTTTCTAGCTGCAATTAGGGAACGAATAGCAGTCCCAATTCCTAGCGAAGAACCAATTTCAAGAGCAAGTTCTTCATTTCTGCCGCCTTCAACCATACGTCCACGCCTTATCCTTTCTCGTCCGCTTGGACCACCCTGTCGATCAAATACTGCGTCAAGCGCGTCTATATCATTTTCCATAAACATGCGGAAAGTTTCTTCAGGAGACTCTCCTGTCCGCGGAAATAGTTCATTACCCATCTGAGCCTTCATCATTCGGGTAAAGGCCTCGTTTTGTTTCTCCGTCATTCCTTCTGGACGCCGGGTAGATGGACTGCGATTCATTTCATCTGTTACTGTCATGAACCGCGCCATTCCGGGACGGTACTCAGCCATGGGTTCAATATCAGACGAACGAATTGGTGCCATCTGTCCTGCCATTAGACCAGCAAGACCTTCGTCTTGTGTACGTATTTCCCGTTCCAGTGAATCCATGGCGGAGGCATCAAGAGCAGGACGCGGCATCGGGGATAGTTCTTCCACACTGACAGGAGTTCGAGGAGCAGCTGCTGGAAGTTTTTCAACACTGACAGGAGTTCGAGGCGCGGGTGTTCCCATTCCGGTAACAAGTTCCATCATAGGATCAGTTTCAACGTCAGGTTCTCCGACAAGAAGACCAGAACCGTCTCCGGCATCGACCATATACTTCTCGATGATGTCCGCAACGCGACTTCCGGTAAGAGGATCGAAGCTCATCTGCTCTTCAATGCTCCTCTCAGGATTGTCTGAGAGCATTGCAATTTCTCGCATTGCCTTGGACCGATTGTCGCCTGACAGAAGATCAGCTATCTGGCTGTACATTTCTGCTCCCGTGCGGCCACGGTCTGTCGCCCGGTCACCTGCATCGCTGACCTGAGACAGCATTGCCATAATATCGTCTTGGATTGCCATGATTACTTTCCTGTTAAATTTTGAAGTAGAAGATCAAACCGAGCCTCTTCCTGCTCTGAAAGTGTACTACGTGGAGAGCCACGATCAAAATTGAGGCTGCTGCCTACTTGAGAGACAAGATCGCTGATGCCGCCTGATTCAGCAGGTACTGCTGCGGCTTCAACTATATCGGATGCTAACTGAGGACGTCTTGGAGGAGATATAAGATCAACAGATTCTCCGCCAATTAAGGGCTGTGTTAAATAGTCAGCTTCTAGTTTACGCCGTGGTCCGTAGTCATCTCCAAAATCACGGAGTTCTTGTTCCATAGCTTCGGTATCTATCGCCGTTGCTGCTTTCCAAAAATTTGGGAATCGTTCTTTTGGATTTCCCATGCCGTATTGAAAAGCTACAGAAGCAATAGGGGTGGCTATCTCTGTTGGAAGATTGTCAAAATCAACGCCTGATTCTTTTTTGAATTTTGTTTTAAGTGTATTAAGCTCTTTTGCTTTAACATATTCGCTGACTTGTTTAGCTTCGTCTTCTTCCAGAACTAGATTTGAGGCAGCTTGTTCGGCGCTAGAACCGGTCAGCCCAAAATACGGGGCAAGTTTATCGACAAGTTTTTTAGGTAATCCTTTAAAGTAATTTCGATTTTTACTTTTTAGATCAACCCCCATACCGATGGTAACGCCTGACGAATCAGTCGGTTGATACCCTATTGTTTTAAACCCTTCTCGTTCACGAATAAAGTCGTAGTCTACGTTAGACATATCAGCCACCAGCGGCCTCTGACTTGGCAACATCAGCAAGAAGATCAATAAGCATCTCACGACGACTTTCTTCACGGTCAAGTTCTGCCTCCTCTTTGTCGGACATGATCTTAATGCCGTCTTTCAGCGCAGTCATACGCTGCTGGTCTTCGCGAAGGTCTAGCTGACGATTTGTCGTTGCAATCTTGGCAGCGTCCTTGATGGCATCTAGCTGGAGTTTCTCCTGATCGAGACGGAGACGTTCCTGATCAATCTGTACCAGACGTTCCTCTGGGCTACCCGCACTGGCAATCTGCTGGTTTGCAGTAGCGACTCGTGCAGCAGCCTCTGCAATAATCTGGTCCTGCATTCCCTGCTGTACCGCCATCTGATACTGCTCGGGCGGTACCGTCTGGGCGACAACACCCTCGATCTGTGTCTTGTACCGGAGCATCGTGTGTTCACGAATGTTGGCGGCGATGATCGGGGCAAACTGTTTGAAGGCTGCTGACGCACCAGAAGTCGGGTCGGACAGGAAGTTCGTCTTGACGGCAATGTGTGCCTCGTGGTCCTGACCGGGAAAGGCAGCAATTGGCATTCCCTTCGTGGCATTCATAATGTCGGTCACCGGGTCTGCCGGTTGGGCTTCTTGCTTCTTCGGAATTACCTGATCAATGTTCGGGAAGTCTGCTGCCTCAAGAACCTGACGGATCAGTTCAGTGTTGTTGAACGTCCCCGGCGGTGTCTGTGCTGCCAACTGGAGGGCCAGACTTGCCAAGGACAGGCGGTGGGCACGACTCGGGATGTTGGGGTCCGAGACGGGAAGAACGTCCACACGACCATCAAAATCCTGCTGGAAGATGGTCATATCGCCCTCCGGAGTGGCGTACGGGTATCCGTTCACCGGGACAAACGTCTCATTGATCTGGGCCAGAATCTTGAACTGCTGACGCTGGGCGTGGTGGAGACGCTTGTGAACTGCCGAGAAGAACTTGGCAGATGCCTCGATCAGGGCCATGGTTGTCCCGACAGGACCGTATCCGGAGGAATCGTTGACGACCTGATCGGTCTGATCGGCAAACTTTTCTGCTGCCCCGGAGACAAAGCCGAGCAGCTGGAAGAGTGTGTTGGAAGGTTCTTTGTACGGCAGATTGACGATGGCCTTGTTCAGGTCCATACCGAGTGCCTCTACTTCTTTGAACTCACCGGGGCTGATCGGGTCGTTATCACCGACAACACGGACACCCTTTGCCTTGAAGCCGCCGGGGAGGTTGGCGAACTGACCGGCATCGACCAGTGCCCTCATGGCTGACGTTGCCGTCATGGTCAGGTTGCCGATCAGGTGGATCAGGCCGAGGCCGTAGAAACCGAAGCCGGGGACAAACCGATAGTGGGTGAAGTGAATCATCTTCTCGGCGCGGGGATCATCTTCACGATAGTTGCGACGGAGAGACAGAACCTGTCGCGAGGACTCCTCGACCGTCACGATGTAGGGATACGGCATGTCGTCGTCTTCGAGTTCGAGGAAGACATGCTGTTCGAGGAGTGTGTACTCCGGGTCTTCGGAGTTGTTACCGCTGAGTCCCATGATTTCATCAATCTTGGACGAAATCTCATTGTCTGATCTGCCGCTGTCCGGGCTGTCTGACAGGTCTTCGATATCACGATACATTCCTGCTGCGATGTCGCGGCGGAGATCGACCGGCGACTTGTAGATGATGTGGGTGTATCGGTCGGCACGACGCAGGTCAGTTGCCGAGTAGTTGACATAGAACTGATCAATCGGGATGTGTTCGGCAGTCGGTCGTTCCAGACCGCCGTCGTAGTACATCTTGACGATTGCAGAACCGACAATCGGGAGATGGAAGAGCATACGCTCCATCTCGTCGAAGTACTCGGGCATCATCTCTGTCAGTTCATAGTTCATGAACCGGCGGACACGGTTGGACTGCTGGACGATCTGACTGTCGGGATCACCGATTATCTGTGTGCGGACAGGACCGTTGGCGGGAAGAATCTCCTGACTGGCCTTGGACTGGAACTTGACTGCCGACTCGATGATCAGCGGGTGTGTTGCTGCACACGATCCGTCGAATGCTGTACCGGTCTCCTCGAACTTCAGGCCGAGCAGGTCGAGGCCACGGGTCAGTGTCTCGTCCCATTCGGAGCGGCTGTCCTTGTCGGCATCAAATCCTTCGATGACACGCTCGGCAATGTCCGACAACTCTTCATCACCGAGGTACTCAGCAAGGTTGGCGAAGTGAGGGATTTCTATTTCGACTGCAACTTCTTCCTGCATTGCTGCCATGAATGCCATGTCGTCGGGCGACATACCCTCCACGAGGATGTCGTCCATCTCCATCTCGAACTCGGGGCCTTGGAGGCCTTCTTCCATTTCGACTTCAAGACCCGGAGGAAGCATTGGGCCATAGTTTTCAACGAGTGACATCAGATTGCCTTCGGTTCATAGTTGTAAGGATTACGCTCGATGCTACCACCAGACCTGTATTTCTTCAAATCTTTATCTGGATTCTTGCTGTAGACTACTCCCGGAGCAGATTTGGGTACAGCAATTCTTACGCGGGGGGCACGAGTGTCTGATTCAGTGTACGACAACAGCGGGGCAAGTGCTGCTCCCAATGATGTAGGATTTGGATAAAGAGGGGAGCGTTTCAGCTGTCGTAAGAATACGTCAAGATGATAATTTTTGTTTCGGTTCAATAAACCCGATATTCCGCCCATTTCTTTAAGACTAGGATAGTGAAAATCATATATATCCTCATAATAGGTGTTGTCAGCATCTTCTCCAACAATGTCTACCGATCCAAGGGTATTTTCAAATCTAGTAGTTTCGTCTATATTGCGAAGTTCTTCATCACCATACCATTCTCTTTGATTTATACTTTCTATTCCTTTACCTAAACGGTTACGGGCTGCTTTATCTAAAATGGATAATTCTTCAGGAGACATAAGAGCCTCAGTAAAAGTGGCGGTTTCTTT